GTTCGCTGCCCTCACACGCGCGAGCCGCACCAGCGGCTCACCTCACGCGGAAGCTGCCCTCCTTCTTCGCCTTGCAGTACGCGAGATACGCCACCTCGTCCCCGCCGAACTCGGCGCGCAGCTCGGCGTTCTTCCCCCACGCGGCCTTCCACGCGGCCTCGCTGTCGCCGCCAGGCTCGCTCGGCGAGTCGCCATCGCTCGCGCCCACGGCCTTTGCCCCGCCCTTGCGCAGCCGCTCCAGCTCCGCCCCCTTCATCGCACTGTCGGCCTCCGCCACGGTCTGGCCCTTCTCGATGGCGCCCAGAGCCAGCCGCGTCTGCTCGTCGGAACTCGACACCTGCGCCTTGACGATGCCCGAGCACCGCTCGCGCTCCGCCGCGACCGCAGCGGACGCGGCCTCCTTGCACAGCGCGGCCACCTGCTCGGGATAGGCCGCCTGCAGCTCTCCCGCCGTGTACGGCTGGAGGGCCTTCTTGTCCTGCTCGCCTGCCATGCTTCCTGCCTCCTGTGTTGAGGTTCCGGCAGCTCCGCCGGCGACCACGCGCGGCAGGAACTCTGCCCAATTGCTCACGCCGTCCACCAGGCCCTTCTCCTGCGCCTCGGCGGCCAGCCACACGGTCCCCACGGCCACGGCCTGCGCCGCCTCCAACGTCAACCCCCGGCCGGCGGCCACGGCCTCGATGAACTTCGCGGCCAGCGCGTCCACAATCCGCTGCCCGTCCGCGATCTGAGCGTCGCTCACCTTGTCGCCAGGATACCCCGCCCCCTTCAACGGCGTGCTCCGAATCACGTGCACCTTCACGCCAGCCTCCTCGTAGAGCCGGCTCCAGTCGGTCATCACGCTGTACACGCCGATGCTCCCCACCAGGGCCGTATCGTTCGCCTCGATGGAGTTGGCCTGGCTGGCCAGCCAGTACGCCCCGCTCGCACCCGTGTCGCTGATGTAGGCGAGCACAGGGGTCGTCTCGCGCACCTCCGCGATCAGGTCGGCCAGCTCTTGCGTCCCCTCCACAGTGCCGCCGGGGCTGTCAATCCACAGCACGATCTGCCCCACGTCGGGCCGGGCGTCCAGCTCCCGCAGCACGCGCCCCACCGCCACCGTGCTGACGTACTGAATGCCGAAGTACTCCAGCACCCAGTTCCCGTTCTTCAGGATCGGCCCGTTCAGCCGCACTACCGCCGTCGCTCCGTCCACGCTGCCCGCCACTCGCGGAGCCCGCGCCGCCTCGCGCGCCTGCTCGACGCGATCCCCCTCCACCGCCGGCGACGCGGCGTAGAGCCGCGCCACGTTGCACACGAACGCCGTCAGAGCCTTCGGCTCCATCGCCCACGCTTGCGAGCCGAACAGCTCGACCAGGCCGGCCGGTGTTCCCACGTTGGCTGCATCAGTCGGCATCCCGACTCTCCTCTTGCGGGTCAGTGCGGTCGCTCCGATCTCCGCTCGGCGTCCCCTGAGCCTCGGCCATCCCAGGCTGCATCCCAGGCGTCGGCAGCCCCAGCGTCCTGCGAATCCGCTGCTCCCGCTTGATCTGCCACGCGAGGTCGAGCCAGTGGTGCCCCAGTTCCGACGCCGCGAGCTGCCACGTGTCCAGCCCGAGCTTCATCCCCAGCTCGACCGCCTTCAGCTCTTTCTCAGGGTCCACCCAGCCGAACGCAGGCCCCACCCACGTGCAGCGGCAGATGGCCGCCTTGAACTTATAGAAATCGCTCTGCCGCTCGAGCGGCAGCTCCCACTCTCCAGCCAGGAACGCCTCCTCGAGCATCGCCTCCCACGCCACCTGGCAGAAGCTCCGGATCAGCCAGCTCCGCCGCGGCAGGTAGCACCCGATCCGAGCGCTCAGCAGCGCCGCACGGGCGCTCGACCAACTCCGCCGCCAGAAATCCAGCAGCAGCACCTCATACGGGATTCCGATGCTCGCCCCGATCCGCTTCAACAGCAGCTCCGCGAACGGGGTGATGAGCTGGCTCGGCCGCGTGGGGTTGAACGGCACCACGTCGTCGTCGCTGTCCGTGTAGATGATCCGCCCAGGCTCGATGGTCTGAATGCGGCTCCCCGTCGTCGCGTCCACGCTCCCCGTCGCACCCCTCGCGCTCGTCGCAGGCTTCCGCCCCTTCACGATCAACGCCTGGCACGCCTGCACCCGTGCGCCCACCAGCTCCGCCTCCAGATACTCGCCGATGTCCTTCAGGTCCGTCATGCAGTGGGCCAGCAGCGGCAGGCCCCGACGCTGGCCAGGCCGCGTCCGCCGGCTGTACAGGTGCACGACGTTCGGCCGGCCCTGCTCGTCCCGGGCTGGCACCCGCTCGTAGTCGCCCCGCTTCGCCACGCCGTCCAGCGTGTCGCCAGGGTGCGTTTTCTTGATCAGGTACTCGACGGGCACGCCGTCGGCGTCCGTGCGGATGCCGGAGCGGAAGGCCCCCGTCTCCTTCTCGCCGTCAGGCTGCGCCAGCCGATCCGCCTCGACCACCTGCCACCGCGTCTTCACGCGGCCCGCCCCGTCAGGCCGCTGATGCCGCAACAGCAGCGCCTCCCCGCTCTCCAGCTCCGCCCAGTCGGCCAGAGCGGTCAACCCGTAGAACGTCTCGTGCCCCTCGAGGTCCGCCAGAGGACACCACTCGTCCCACAACGCCTCCGCCGCGTCCTGGAGTTTCTCGGCCTCCGCGTCCGAAATCCCCAGCACACCGTTGTCCATCTGCGGAAACGGCACCAGGCCGCTCCCCACGACGTACCGGTTGATCCCATGCACGATGGCCCGGGCGATCGGATTGTTCGCCACCAGGTCCCGCGACCGCGCCCGCAGAGCCGGCAGATCGCCCAGGATGTCCTCGTCGGGACTCCCCCCCGCCGTGAGCCAGCCCTTGCGAGGCCGGTCGGTGCCCGCCCCGCGGTGGAAGGCGGCGGCCGCGTAGCGCGCCGCCATGCGATCCAGGCCGCGCTGCGGCGAAATCCAGCCAATCGCACGGTCCAACCAGTTCGGCGTTGCTGCGGCCTTGCTCATCCGTTCGGCCAAAAATCAGGGTAGGTGTGTAACCCGCCGCCCGTGCCCTCGGCCGCGTCCAGCTCCGCCTCCGCCTCCAACTGGCTCCGCAGCTTGAACAGCTCGCTCAGCGGCGTCTTCCGAAGGTTTCGGCTCCCGATGGTATACGATTCGACGGCCCGACCCTCGAGGATCGCCGTGATCGCGGCGTTCACCAGCACCAGGTGCTCGGCAGCGGTCGAGGCCATCGGAACTCCCTCGGAGGGGCAGGCGGGTTACACGCCCGCCCCCCCTCCTGGCAGCGACGGAGACGCGATACGTCCCCACGTATACCAGCCGCGCGCACGGTTTCATAGCCCCCGCTTACTACCCGTTAGTAACGACTTTCCTGCCGCTCCCGCAGCACGCCTTGTGCTTCCGGCCCGACCCGCACGGGCACGCGGCGTTCCTCCCCACGGCGCCAGGTCGGCTGAGCACCCGCCGCCCGACCCGCCGAAGACGCCGCGTCCACAGATCCAGCTTAGGCACGATGAGTCTCCTCGAGCGCGCACGGCTCCTGCGACCGAAACCGCACGCCGCACGCCCAGCACAAGTGATAGCGAAACCGGAACCGCTGCCGCCCACGCGGCGCAGGCATGGTCCGGTACACCGACGTCCGAGCGCTCCCGCACGTCGGGCACCGCGTCCGAGCGGCCTCGAACGCCACGCTGTACGCCACCGCATTCGGGCTCTCCACGCTCTCTGCCATCCATCGCCTCCTCTACCGCGTCGCGTCCCACCAGCCGCCGCCGCGGCGGACAAACGGCTCGCCCTCCTCCCCCCTGTGCGGAGCGATGTCGGCGCTCCACGCTCCATCCTGCCGAGGCAGGTTCAGAGCCCCCGCCATGTCGGCGATCGCCAGGTCGTACACCTCGGCGTCCCAGGCGTGGTTGCCCACGCCGCGGTACTTCACCTCCCAGACCATGCGCGTGCGGCCGTGTCGATCGGCCTTCGGCACGCGGTGCTCCGCGGCCATCTCCTTCGCATACCCATCCGTCACCCCCGAGCACAGCCAGAAATACCCAGGGTCCGTCGGCACAGGCTGGCTCATCAACGCCAGGAGCTTGTCCTTGTAGTAGTCGGTGTTCACGTGCCAGATCACCAGGCCATTGCGGACGACACGCCCCTTCCGCGGATGGTAGTCAATCACCGACGGCTTGAACGGAGCGCTCATGCGGTACCCAGGCTGGCCGAAGACAGGCCGCACAATCTCGCTCCACGCCCGGCAAAACTCGTACACCTCGTTCGTGCGGTACCTGGCGTCAATGCCCGCCATGACCACGCGCAGCCGCTCGCCGCCCGAGGTCCGCGGATACTCCCGCACACACACCAGCTCCTCGACCGCCTGCCAGCTCTCGGCCTCGGCCTCCACCACCAGAAAACTCTCCTCCGCATGCCCCCACCCGCGCACCACCACGCGGAACGGGTGCCCTGGATCATGCACGTCCACCGCAGCCGTGAGCACCTGCACCGCCGTCGGCACCGTCCCCCGCTCGTAGTTGCCCACGTGCACGAGGAGCTGCTCGTCGCTCAGGCTCGCGCCCCGCTCCTCCCACGGCTCGGCCATCCACGAGTTCCGCCAGTTCATCAACTTCTCGGGCGCGTCCTTCGACCGCAGAAACTCCGCGACGATCTGGCTGAACGTGACCCACGGCGAGTAGATCGCCGAGAGGTGATACCCCACGTGCGACGCGGGAACCACCTCGCCCACCAGGTTCCCGCTCGCGTCGATCTCACACCCCTCAGGCACCCACCGGCCACCCAGAAGCATCGCGGGCTTCTGCGTGTCGCCGATCCGCCCGTGGCAGTGCTCGCACTCGCACCAGGCCAGCCGCTCGTCCTCGATCCGCTTCGGGTCCCGCTCCGTCTCGGAGAACTTGAGGTGGTTCCACGTGAGCAGCTGGTAGCGGCCGCAGTGTGCACACGGCACCCAGTACTCGTGCCTCTGGCTCGCCTCGAACTCGACCCAGATGTAGCCGCTCTTGAGGGTCGGGGTCGAGCACTGCACGATCTTGCGGTCATGGAAGTTCTTCGTCCGCTCCAGGATCAGCGACACGGGGTCAGCCTCGCGCCCCGAAAACCGCGGCCACTTGTCCACCTCGTCCAACCACGCATACCGCGCAGGCTTCGAGGCCAGGGCCGCAGGACTCGCGGCCGACAGGAAGTACAGCGGCATCGTGTCGAAGCTCATCACCTGGTCGGTCAGCGAGATCCACGAGGCGGGGTCGAGGTGACGCCTGAAGCCAGGCGACACCTCGAAGCTCTTCCGAAAGCGCTCGCGCAACAGATACGCGATGTCGGGGTCGCGGGGCATCCCGTACACCCCAGGAGCAGGGTCAACGTCCACAGCCCACCCCACCGTGTTCGCCATCAGCCCGTCCGTCTTCCCCACCTGAGTCGCCGTCACCGCCGTGATCTTCCGCACGAACGGGTCCGCGAACTTGTCCAGCGGCTCCCGCCAGTACGGCGTGCGGTCCAGCCGGAACGGGCCGGGCTCGGGCGACGAGTCCCGTGTCAGGCGGCGGTTGTCGCCCACCCACTCCGACGGCAGCACACGCCTCGGAGGCCGCAGCGCCGCCAGCACGGCGGAACGGTCGAGGCCAGGATGGGCGCTGCCTCTCATTCTGTGGACCCCTCCCCGGCGCGCTCGCCGCCCAGTGTGGCGACCAGCCCGTTCAGCGCGTCACGCACCCGCAGGTCAATCGCCTCCTTGATCTGCCTCGCGTCCAGGCCCACGAGCTGCGGCGCCAGCGCCGCAGCCATCCCCAACAGCTCGTCGCGGAACGCTCTCACGATCTCGCGCGTGTCCGCCTCCACCACGCCGCGGTCCAGCAGATCGCCCGTCTTCATCCGATAGTCGATCTCCGCGAGCTGGAACCGCATCCGCCGGAACTCCTTGTCCCACTTCTCCTTCTCGGTCTGAAGGTCGCTCCTGCTCGTCGCGGCCTTGGGGTGCCGCTCGTCATGCCACGCGCGGATCGCGGCCAGGTCATACCCCTCCTCGCCACCAGGCATCCCCTCCGCCTTCCAGTTGTGCACCGTGCGCACCGTTACGCCGAACCGCTCCGCCACCTCGCGCACGGTGGCCGCCGCGTCGGGGGACGCCGCCTGGCCCGAGCCACGGCCGGCCCTGCGCTCGATCAGAGCCCGCAGCCTCGGAAGGCTATCCAGTTCGCGCTTGGTGAGACGGCGCCCCGACGCGGCCTTCGCGATCAGCGCCCGTGCGGTGCGCAACTCGATGGTGTCTAGCGCCAGCAGAACACGGGCATCGCGGTCGGCTGGCGGAGGGGCAGGGGAGGGAAGCGGAGTGGCGACCGTGCAAGGACGCTTCGGTGCGGCTGCTTTCCGCCGTCGGGCCTTCGCCACGAGTCATCACCGGTCGCGTCCGAGCAGATTCTACCATGCCCAGTCCGCTTGTCAACAGGCGTTCCACGGAACGCCTGGTTCTCGCCCGTATAGCACTGAGACTGGTTGATTCATAAAGAGGCTCTTCTCCGCAGCAGAACGCCGAGAATCGCCAATCCCTGTGCGCCTGCCGCCCAGCGTGTCGCCGCAGCCCCCATGTGCCCCTGCCCCTTAGCCTGTGAACGTGAAATCCCAAAATTCACACCACATCCCCCAATCGCCCGAAATAAAAAGTCCCGCCTCGCCTCCCCCCGCCGGAGAGGACCCACAG